AGGTTTTTACGCTGCTTATCACGGTGCGGAAGGTTTGAAAAAAATAGCAACCAGAGTATTAAGATATAGGCAGACGCTACAATTAGCATTGAAATGGTGTGGAATAGAAACAGATGAATCAGAAGGATTCGATACTGTAAGGTTTAAAAGTTCTCTTAGTATAGATAACTTTAATGTAAAATATGAAGATGGTTGGTATACCTTGTCCTTAGATGAGTGTACCACACTAGATGAGATACATCAAATTGTTGACTCACAAATTGATTTTCCTAACAAAGCAGACACTATAGAGCATGTATTAGATGCTGTAGGTGATTACCATTGGTCAAGTATACCTAAGAGAACGAAACCATGGCTCAAGCAAGAATTATTTAACAAATATCATAGTGAAACAGATATGATGCGATATATCCATGATTTAGTATCAAAAGATTTTTCATTAATAAATGGTATGATTCCACTTGGAAGTTGCACAATGAAGTTAAACGCAGCAGCAGAGTTGATGCCAGTAAGTTGGAATGAGTTTGCGAATATACATCCTTTTGCTCCAAAAGATCAAACGTTCGGATATCAAAGAATCATAGATGATCTTCGAGAATGGTTATGTGACATTACTGGATTTGCTGATGTATCATTACAACCAAACGCAGGATCACAAGGTGAATATGCAGGTCTACTAGCAATACAAGAATATCATCGAAGCAATGGTGATATAAACCGAAACGTATGTTTGATTCCTACAAGTGCACACGGAACAAATCCTGCATCAGCAGTGATGGCAGGTATGAAAATTGTTCCTGTCAAGTGTGATGATGAGGGTAATATTGATTTAAAAGATTTAGAAAAACAAGCACTTATGAACTGTCTTGATTTGTCTTGTATTATGATTACATATCCTTCTACTCATGGTGTATTTGAACCAACAATTAAAGACATTTGTAAAATCGTACATGAGAATGGTGGTCAGGTATATCTTGATGGTGCAAATTTAAATGCACAAGTTGGTCTTGCAAAACCAGGTGATTACGGTGCTGATGTATGTCACCTTAATCTACATAAAACATTCTGTATTCCTCATGGTGGTGGCGGTCCTGGTGTCGGTCCTATTGGTGTTGCAGAACATCTTGTTCCTTTTATGAATCATCGTGTATCAGCAGCAGTTCAAGGTAGTGCATCAATACTTCCTATCAGTTGGATGTATATTCGTATGATGGGTGCTGATGGATTAAGAAGAGCAAGTGAAGTATCTTTACTTACTGCAAACTGGTTAGTGCATCGTATTGAACCATTCTTTAATGTATTATATAAAGGTGCAAACGGAAGAGTTGCTCACGAATGTATATTTGATGTTAGACACTTTGAAGGTATTACTGCTGAAGATGTAGCAAAAAGATTGATGGATTATGGTTTTCACGCACCTACATTATCTTGGCCAGTTATAGGAACAGTAATGGTTGAACCAACTGAAAGTGAATCTTTACATGAACTTGAAAGATTTGGTGCAGCAATGGTAAGTATCCGTAGAGAGATTGATAAGAATAAAGATATTTTGAAAAACTCACCTCACACTGCAAGGGTTGTAAGTTCAGACAAATGGGAGTATAATTACAGTCGTGAAGAGGCAGCTTATCCTGTGAACCAAACAAATAAGTTTTGGCCAGCGATATCACGAATCGACAATGTTTACGGGGATCGTAATCTTGTTTGTTCTTGTGAAAACTATTTTGATAATGAAGATGGAACTTAAAGACTGGTTAAATTCAATCAACCAAACAAAGAAAAATTTAATAGATGAAGACCTAAGTATCGAAAAGGAATATCCTCCTTATATAATCAATCGTTGTTTCTCTGGACATCTTGATTCTATCATGTTTGCAAATGAGATGAATCAGTATCATTTTTTACCAAAAAGACTTCAATATGATTTTTATCTAAATACACTGAGAACTAAGAAGAGATTCTCTCCTTGGTTACGTAAAGATGAGATTAAAGATCTTGACTTGGTGAAACGTTATTATGGTTATAGTAACGAAAAGGCAAAACAAGCTCTACGAATCCTAACGAAAGAACAACTTAATTTTATAAAATCGAAATTTGAAACTGGAGGAAGACAATGAGTGTGGTTCAAGAGCTTGAAGTAAAGTGGACACCCGAACAAATGGTAGAGGTGACACTAAACGAACCTGATGATTTCTTAAAGGTTAGAGAAACTCTCACAAGAATCGGTGTAGCATCCAGAAAAGAGAAGAAGATATATCAGTCATGTCATATACTACACAAACAAGGTAGATATTTTCTTGTTCATTTTAAAGAACTTTTTGCTCTTGACGGTAAACATGCTAATCTTACCTCTAATGATGTTCAGCGTCGCAATCGTATTTCTCAACTTCTTGCTGATTGGGGATTGGTTACTATTGTAGATTTAAAAAAAATACAAGACATTGCACCTTTAAATCAGATTAAAGTATTAGCATATAAAGACAAAGGAGATTGGATATTAGAAACGAAGTATAATATAGGTAGCAAAAAGAAAAAAGTTGACGAATCCTAATAGCCTTTATAATGGCATTAATGAACGTCTTTTCTATACTTTAGGAAAGCGTCCAGATACTGCTACTTTACATGATTTCTATATGGCATTAAGTTATGCTGTAAGAGATCAGATGATGAATTACTGGTTGTCTATGGAGACACCTACTGATAAGGAAGTGGCATATCTTTCCGCAGAATTTTTAATAGGACCACAACTTGGTAATAATCTTATAAGTCTTGGTATGAAAAAAGATGCACAAGATGCATTGGAAAAATATGGGTATACATTAAATCAAATTTTAGATGTAGCAGAAGAACCTGGTTTAGGTAATGGTGGGTTGGGTAGACTCGCAGCATGTTATATGGACTCTCTAGCAACCTTACAAGTACCTGCTACTGGATATGGTATAAGATATAAGTATGGTATATTCAAACAACAGATAAGAGATAATCAACAAATAGAAGTTACTGATAATTGGTTACATGGAGAATGGCCATGGGAACTTTGTCACCCAGATGAATCTGTTCTTGTAGGTTTTGGTGGTAAGGTAGAAAATTATGTATCTGATAGAGGAAATTATAGAGTAAGATGGGTTCCTGATGAACAGGTAATTGCTGTTCCATATGATATTTTACAAATAGGATATAAGGTTAATAATTGTAATAGAATTAGATTATGGAGAGCAGATGCTACTGAAACATTTGATTTCTATGCATTCAATATAGGTGACTATATGGGATCTGTAGAACAGAGTGTCTCATCTGAGACTATTTCTAAGGTTCTATATCCTAACGATGGTACAGATGCTGGTAAGATATTAAGATTAAAACAACAACATTTCTTTGTGAGTTCATCTCTTCAAGATATGTTAAGAAGTTTAGATAAACGTGGATATGAGATAGAAGACTTCCCACATCATTGGCAAGTTCAATTAAATGATACTCATCCTGCTATTGCTGTAGCTGAGTTAATGAGATTGCTTGTAGATGAGAGACATCTTGAATGGGAATCTGCATGGGAGATTGTAACTAAATCTATTGCATATACAAATCATACATTAATGCCAGAGGCATTAGAGAAGTGGGATCTTAAATTATTCAAAACTCTTTTACCAAGACATATGGAAATTATCTATGAGATTAATCGTAGATTTTTACAGGTAGTACGTCTGCACTATCCTGGTAATGATAGCATTTTAGAAAAGATGTCTATTATTGATGAGCGTGGTAATAAGGCAGTTCGCATGGCACATCTAGCAACCATTGGTTCTCATCATGTGAATGGTGTTGCTGCATTACATTCCGAATTAGTTAAGACACAATTGATGCCAGAGTTTTATGATCTATGGCCATATAAGTTTACTAATGTAACTAATGGTGTTACTCCACGTAGATGGATTGCATCTTCTAATTCATGTCTTTCAGAGGTTCTTGATGAGTATGCAACAGGATGGATTACTAATGGTGAGAAACTCAAAGATCTTGAAAATCATATAGATGATAGTAGTATGATTGAAAAGTTTGCAGAAGCAAAGGTAGTTGGAAAACATAATCTCGCAACATATATTTTTAATAATTTGGGTATTGCTGTAGATCCTTCTAGTATATTTGATGTACAGGTTAAAAGAATACATGAGTATAAGAGACAGCATTTGCTTGCTCTTTGGGTAGTATCTCAATATCTTAGAATTAAAAATGGAATTGATATTGTTCCACGTACAGTAATATTTGGTGGTAAGGCAGCACCTGGTTATTATATGGCAAAATTAATTATAGAATTTATTTGTAATATTGCAGAGGTAGTTAATAGTGATCCAGATATGGATGGTAAGTTGCGTGTAGTATTCTTACCAAATTATAGTGTTAAGTTAGGAGAACTTGTATATCCTGCTGCTGATTTATCAGAACAAATTTCTACTGCTGGTAAAGAAGCATCAGGCACAGGAAATATGAAGTTCCAAATGAATGGTGCTCTCACAATAGGAACACTTGATGGTGCTAATGTAGAGATAAGAGATCTTGTAGGAGAAGAAAACTTCTTTCTCTTTGGACATGATGAAAAGGGTATAGTAAATTTATGGCAGCATGGATATTATCCTAAACATCATATGAGTGCGGAACTTTGGGAAGTAATTAATCTTATTAAAGGTGGACATTTTAGCCATGGCAATAAAGAAAAATTTCAACCTTTATTAGATAATCTTGTTAATCATGATCCTTTCTGTGTTTTTGCAGACTTTGATGATTATTGTAATGCTCAAGATCGTGTAAGTAGTGCATGGAAAGATAGAGATAGGTGGAACCGAATGTCGGTTATCAACACTGCACGTTCGGGATTCTTCTCTTCTGATAGATCGATTAGGGATTACTGTAAAAGAATATGGGGTATTCCACACTGACCTTTTAAAATATTTTTGTATAATTAGTAGTGTCGCCTTCGGGGACGTAATTTACACTCGCTTATTTAAGGAGAACTATGACTTACTTACAAAAATATCACTCTGCAAACTTACCAGAGTTGATGAAAATAATTTCAAAGAACGGGATTGGTATGGATGATTACCTTGACCGCTTTTTTAATAATTATGAAACCACAACAAACTATCCACCATATAATTTAATTCATGTAAATAATGTTGAGTCTGTGCTTGAGATTGCTCTTGCAGGATTTGGTAAAAAAGAACTAAAGGT